CCCCATCAACAAAGTCACATGCACTCATACAGTCTCTGCGTTCAGAGATTATAGAACGTGCTGAACTACAACTAGCAGTCAACGCACCTAAAGCAGTTATGTCGATGGTAGGAATACTAGACGACCCTACAGCATTAGGTAACAGAGAAAAGCTTGTTGCTGCTCAACAATTACTAGACCGTGTCGGCTTATCACGAGTTGAAAAGATAAACGTATCCTCTGATAAACCGATGGGACTATTTATTTTACCAGAGAAGAAGAATGACGATATCAAACAAATTGAATCCAACGAGCCGGTACTCTAAGTTAAATGGAGCTCAAGTTCCTTGGGGTTATGAGAGAGACAAACAAGACCCACAACTTCTGCATCCTATTGAAGAACAGTTAGAAGCACTAGCACAAGGTGTAGAGTATCTGAAGCAGTCATCTTACAATGAAGTAGCTAGATGGCTTACAGATTACACAGGTAGAAAAATATCTGGTATGGGTTTGTGGAAAAGAATAAAACAAGACAGAACGGACAGACGAAGACATGTTGAACAAAAACGCCGTGCCGCCAAGACCGAAGCAGAAGGGAACATCAAAACGGAAGCCGCAGTCGGCTGAAGAGAGACAGCTCCTAAAAGCCAAGAAGAGTCAGAGAGCAGCAAAGTTAAAATTAAGACATGCACAGAAGAAGATAGCGTCTCTACAGACCACAGAAGAAGAGACGTATTTTGAGGAGATAGGCACAGGAGCCGGACAGCACACGGAAGAAGCACCTGAAGTATTGTTTCAGCCTAACCCGGGTCCTCAAACAGATTTCTTAGCTGCACCGGAACGAGAGGTGCTGTATGGAGGAGCAGCAGGAGGTGGTAAAACTTTTAGCCTAATTGTTGACCCACTGCGATATTGTAACAATCAGAACTTTAACGCTCTGATACTAAGACGCACAAACGACGAACTAAGAGAGATTATACACAAGAGTCACGAGTTATACCCTAAAGCATTTCCGGGCGTCAAATGGCTAGAGAAGAAAAGCCAGTGGACATTCCCATCAGGGGCTAGAATATGGATGACTTACCTAGAACAGGATAAAGATGTACTACGTTATCAAGGTCAAGCATTTACTTACATCGGGGTTGATGAACTTACTCAATATTCTACTCCTTATGCTTGGGATTATCTACGTTCTCGTCTTAGGACGGTTGACCCAAATCTTCCTGTTCATATGCGAGCTACTACCAACCCCGGTGGACCGGGGCATCAATGGGTTAAGAAAATGTTTATTGACCCTGCTGTACATAACTCAGCTTTTTGGGCAACAGATATTAACAGTGGTGAAACGCTTAGATACCCTGCAGCACACTCTAAGGCGGGCGAACCACTCTTCCAAAGACGATTCATCCCTGCAAAGCTAATAGATAATCCATATCTGTATAATGCAGGCGACTACGAAGCGATGCTATTATCGCTACCAGAGGTACAAAGGAGACAATTACTTGAAGGTTCATGGGATATTGCAGAAGGTGCAGCGTTTAGCGAGTTTGACCGTAAGTACCATACAGTTAAAAGCTACAAGATTCCTAACTCTTGGCGTAAGTTTAGAGCATGCGACTATGGTTATTCCTCCCATACTGGTGTATTATGGTTTGCTGTAGACCCAGTAGATGAAACACTAATAGTGTACAGAGAATTATATGTAAGTAAGAAAACAGCAAAGGAACTTGCACATATAATATTACACTTAGAAGAAGAAGAAACAATTAGTTACGGTGTATTGGACTCATCACTGTGGCACAAACGGGGGGATACGGGACCTAGCTTAGCAGAACAGATGATTGTGGAGGGTTGCAGGTGGCGCCCCTCAGACAGAAGTAGAGGTAGCAGAGTAGCAGGTAAGAACGAAGTACATAGACGACTGAAGGTAGATGAGGAGAAAGATAGAGCAGGATTAGAGATATTTGATAACTGCACAAACCTCATAGCACAACTACCAACACTGCCTTTGGACAGAAATAATCCAGAGGATGTAAACACAAAAGCAGAAGACCACTTGTATGATGCGTTAAGGTATGGTATAATGTCAAGACCAGTAAGTAGGTCAATATTTGACTACCCCTCCAAAATGCTAGAACCACAGTGGCAACCTGCAGATTCAAGGTTTGGATATTAATATGGCAGAAGAGACACCCTTAGAAGAACTTATGTTTGAGCCTAAATCAGGTTCTGACCAATTAGCTGACTACGTTGTGCAGAAGTTTACTGATGTAGAGGACAGCAGACGTGATGAAGAAGAACGATGGCTCAACTCATATAGACAATACAGAGGGTTGTACGGTCCTGAAACACAGTTTACCGATACAGAAAAATCACAAGTATTTATAAAAGTTACAAAAACAAAAGTGCTCGCTGCATACGGACAAATAACAGACGTTTTATTTGCCGGACAGCGGTTTCCTCTTGGTGTTGATTCTACAAGGATACCAGAAGGTGTAGAAGAAGCAGTAAACTTTGACCCTAAGTCTCCAGAGCAAATGCTTAAGAAAGCACCTAATGTGTTTGGTTTTCCCGGTGATGGCAAAGAGTTACCGCCGGGTGCAACACAAGATAGCTTAGAGCTAGGAGCACTACAAGAAAAGCTAGAGCCTGTAGAGAGTATGCTTAAGTCAGGTTATGGTAAAACACCAACATCACAAACATTTCATCCTGCAAAAGAAGCTGCAAAAAGAATGGAGAAGAAGATACTTGACCAACTAGAAGAGTCAAGCGCTTCTCGCCATCTGCGTAGCACAGCTTTTGAGATGGCATTATTTGGTACAGGAATACTAAAAGGTCCGTTTGCATTAGAAAAAGAATATGCAAACTGGAATGAAGATGGTGACTATGACCCTGTTATGAAGACCGTCCCTAGAGTAGAGAACGTATCTATATGGAACTTTTATCCAGACTCTGATGGTAAGAATATGGATGAGTGCGAGTACATCATACAGCGTCATAGAATGAGTGCATCCGACTTACGAGGACTCAAGAAGCGTCCATACTTCAAAGAAGATAAAATAGAAGAGTGTATAGATGCAGGCACAAACTACACACGTAAGTGGTGGGAGACAGACTTAGAAGACTACAGAAACTCTTATGACATAGACAGATACGAAGTATTAGAGTTCTGGGGTAATATAGATAGCCATCTTGCAGAACAAGCTGGGTTAGACATACCAGAAGAACTTTCAGAAGCAGACACACTACAGGTAAACTGTTGGGTGTGCCATGATAAAATTATACGTTTGGTTATAAATCCTTTTACACCGAAGAGGATACCATACTTTGCAGCTCCATATGAGCTCAATCCTTACAGTTTCTTCGGGGTAGGTTTGGCAGAGAACATGTCAGATACACAAAGCTTGATGAACGGCTTTATGAGAATGGCAGTGGACAATGCTGTGTTGTCGGGTAACTTAGTTTTTGAGATTGATGAAACCAACCTAGTACCGGGTCAGGACTTGTCTGTCTATCCGGGCAAGGTATTTAGAAGACAAGGAGGTGCTCCGGGACAGGCATTGTTTGGTACAAAATATCCTAACGTAAGTTCAGAGAACATGATGATGTTTGATAAGGCACGTCAGATAGCCGACGATGCAACAGGCATTCCCTCATACTCGCATGGACAGACAGGGGTACAGGGCACAGGACGAACAGCAGCAGGTATCTCTATGCTCATGGGGGCAGCCCAACTAAGTATAAAGAGTGTTGTAAAGAATATTGATGATTACTTATTACAACCATTAGGTGAAGCATTCTATGCTTTCAACATGCAATTTAATTTTGACCCAGATGCTAAAGGAGACTTAGAGGTAAAAGCTCGTGGCACAGAGTCCTTGATGAAGAACGAAGTCAGGTCACAGCGATTGTTACAGTTACTACAGATTAGCTCTAATCCTAATTTAGCAGCTTTCGTGAAACTGCCTGTTGTGTTACGTGAACTAGCTCAAGCTATGGACTTGGATGCAGAGAAGTTTATCAATGATGAACGTGAGGCTATGATACAAGCCGAGATAATAAAGGCATCAGGAGGAGGTGCACAGCA